CCGCAATGGCGTTTAACCAAGCAGAACGATTTAACCGTCAAGCTACTATTATCGCGTCTTATAACTTGGCTCTTGAGCAGATAACCGCAGATAATCCTAAGATGCCGAAAGCACAACGCGAAGCTAAAGCCGCGGAAGAGGCGCTGTACACCGCACAAGAGACAAATGGTGGGGCTGTACTCGAAACTGCACCGAGAGTGTCACAGGAAGGGATTGGACGCGTGGCGTTTATGTACAAGTCATATGGCTTGCAGATGTACTACACCATGATGAAAACAGCTAAGGAGATGGTCGAGGCACATATCGAAGGCGATAAGGCTACCCGCAAACGTGCGTTCAAGCAGATTCTTGGTTTCCACGGAACTTCGGCATTTTTCGCTGGAGTATACGGTGTACCTCTCTACGGCGCGGTGCGGCTGTTGGCGGACCTATTGTTCCTTGATGATGACGAAGATGACTTCAACACACTTGTACGCAAGCAAGTAGATGAAGGGTGGTTTAAAGGCCCACTCCAAGAAGCACTCGGTATCAATATCGCCGACCGTGTTCGCCTAAGTGGGCTGCTTATCCAAGAGAACCGATATAACCACAATGCTTCTCTAGAAGAAGATATTATGTATTACATAGGAGGCCCTGCGTTAAGTGTAGGGAAACGGTTCATACGTGGTGTTGGCGACTTAACAAACGGTGATATGCAGCGGGGGGTAGAGTCGATGCTCCCAGCCGGTGTAGCTAACGCGTACAAGACTACTTTCGGGCGTTACCAGAAAGATGGTGGTATATATAGCCGACGTGGTGATCCGATGTATGCTGATATGTCTACATGGGAGATGATGTCACAAGCTATTGGTTTCGCCCCTGCGGACTACGCGTTCCAACAAGAGCAGAACCAACGCGACAAGCGTGTCGAGCGGGCGATTCTTGACGAACGTACTAATCTTACACGTCGATACTACGTAGCCTTACGGACTGGTGATTTCCAAGCTAGACAAGAAGTGCTGGCGGAGATGCGGGAGTTTAACCGCAAACACCCCGGGGCAAGACTAGATCGCGACGCTATCCAAAAGTCTCTCAAAAGTGCTAGGAAAACTTCTTTTGAAATGTACAACGGTGTCACTATAAACCCATTGGTACGCAAAGAGATCGAGGAGAGCCGACGCGAGTACAACAAATAAAAAGCCCCCAACCTTGCGGAAGGGGGCTACGGAGAACGACGGCTTACCAGTGCGGGCAGGCGTACACCATCGTGGGGCCACTATATCATATAGTTCGCCATACACGTAAACCTAATTTGCCGTTTTCTATACGAACTGTATGGGTAAATTCCCAACCTTTCCACGCAAATATACTAGAAATCTGGCTTACTGCTGCTTCTGTGTTCAAACATGGGATGAAGACAGATGCGTTAACAACCATCTTATCCCAGTTAACATTCACCAACACCCCATCAGGATGAAGATCATAAGTCCGAAATATCTTCTGATATTTGCTCATCTTGCCCTGCGTCAAACTTCATAATAACTACGTCGGATGCCGGTAGCTGCAAATGAGTACCTTTAGTAAGCCTAACTTTGCCACGCTTACCACTACAATGCTGCATGATTTCGCTAATCAAGTGTTGATAGTTGATCTGCAACTCCCCGCACCACTCCTTCAACGGTTTCGGCTTAACAAAAAACAACTTAGTATCTGTTTCATAACGTGCTATAAGTCGTCCTCGGGCTACCTGCTCGGGTATAACAAGGTCGTCAAGCCCGTTCCCCTGCGTACCTCGATTATCGAGCGTACTCTTGATCTGCAAAATACAACTTATGTTCTCACTGAAGAAGTCGTCCATAATATCGAACACAGAGCCGTCCATATCTCTTGACGTGCGTTTATTCTGGGCGATGAGGTCAGACGTAGCCCACTTAAACACATTCTGGACAGGGTAATTGTGTAGCCCTGCTTTCTGGGCAATCAGTAAACCGGTTATCGTTGCAGCTATAGTACCTGACCAAAACCTATTTTCTGCGGTGAGCTGTCCGACTGTATCAACGCGTTTCTGCACATCAAACAACAACTTACGACACGCATCTTTGTTACGCATAAGGTACTGCACGAAAATAGGCCCTGCATGTCCGTAGTTGTTTTGCAGTGCGGCTTCGAACGCATCGGTTAGTTCCTTATCTGATACCTCGTCAAATATACGCTCTACGCGGCATTCAAGAACCCGTTGGGCCTCTGCTTTCGGCATAGCCTTTGCCATGCTTATGCGTTCGACGATGCTGGTATTCGCCGTATACATCATCAGCAAGCTCCAGCTACCGCTCCGGTGCCGTTCCACGTTTGCACTGGCCGACATCCTACCGCGCTGTTTACCGCTTGTGCCTTGATAGACCAAGTCTGACATCTGTTTCGGTGTCATATTGGTGATTTCATCTAGGGGGAACGGTAAGCTGTGGTACACCTCACTGCGGTTCATCTTGAAGTTCACAGTGTCGTCTTTGTCTAGGATAAGTTCTTTAGGGTTACCCCATATACCTACCGCTGCCTGCAGTAACGCTGTCTTACCTACACCCGATTCTTTGTTATAGAAAGACACAGTGCCACAAGACACGTTTAACATCTCCATAAGCACAGAGCCGAAACCCATGCCTAGCGCAAACTGCTGTAGCGTAAACTGCGGGTCGTTCCACAATTCAAGCGCTTCTTTCCAACCCTCTAAGGTCCCTTTAGGCTCAAACGCTGGGAACAAGCCCACAGTTTTAGTTGAGGGTGGGTTAAACTCGATAGAGGTCGCAGTGATCTTTTGATTGCCAAGTACGAACGCTTCCATATCACTGTTAGTCCAGCCGAAACAATGGTGGGCAGCGTCTGCCGTACTCTTGGCCTGTAGTTCGTTTATCCACGCGTTTGTGTATGCCATAAGATGTTCTACTTTAGCTCCAGCAACTCCCTTCATAGCCAGCACTTTACGGTACTCATCCTTTGAGGTAGCTGCTGTCATAGGGACGGTAAATTCTCTGACACCATCCATGGGTAAATGTAACCGCATTACTAGTGATTCTCCGACTTCAGGGTCAATCACCCGCTTAACAACATATAAGTCATTACGATATATGCACACTTCGTCGGTTTGTCCGTCATCTTTTTCGGTGCGGGCATACACCCCACCATTAGCCCCACGCACAAACGGGAAAGGGTATTTAGGTATCACATACTGCTGTACTGGCTTGGTGGGTAGCTCTAATGCGGGGGCTTCTACTACTGTACCCACGTAATTACCATCAGCATCTACTTCAGCTTCTTTAAGCCGTCTGCCTAATACAACCGGAGATTTTATCTGCCCCCATAGAGGGCACCCCTTACATACATTAGGACGAAACTCGTCAAACTTAGCGCATGTGTATGGGCCCCTGATCTGCTCTACCTTTTTCAACGTATCGCGTGGAGTGTAATCGGGGTGCTTATGCGATATTAGGTGTATCGCTTTGTCCGCATCGGTGCAGAATTTAGCAATTGACAGCCCAGCCCTCCACATTGGCTCACTCATAGACTCCTGATTTCGGACTATGTACGCAATCTGTGCACACCCTTCACCATTTTGAGTCTTAACCAATATGTCTTTAAACACGTTCTCGTTGTTGCCGAGCAGGTTTTTCATAGCCTCGCTCATCTCTTGCGGGGCGTATACCGTAGGAACTGGTATCGCATCTTCCCCAAGCAAAACCGAAAACGCATCAAAATCTACTGTTTCAAATTTTCCGGTCAACCCGAAAAACCCTACAGGTGACGGTGGCGTTGTCTTGTAGTTATGCGTGTGTGGAATCCTTAACACGCGTGCGCCGTCAGATGTCACCGCGGGGTCAGCATCGAAGCTATCTTCCGCACATAGTCGCTTGAGACGCTCTGCTACAGGGTACCAATCCGCATAGCATACCGGTTCCGATAAGAACCAGTACACGTGCACACCCCGACCAGAGTTAACTAACGTCGGTGTAGGTAGTTTGTATTTAGTGCAAAACTGCCGTAGTGCCTTTATAGCAACTTCTTGTGAGACAAAATCTTTACTAGGTCCGCAGTCAAGGTCGAGAAAAAACGACGATAGCTGCTTAACATTATCAAGTTTACGTGAGCCACCTTCGTTAAACGTAGCTAAGCCGTAGTAAACATCAAAACCCTCGTCATCGAAATTACTCGCAGCGTCTACAAGCGCATCGATAGAGTCGTAAAATTTCTGGACCCTACGCCCGTCTTCTGAACGTGCAGCAAATAAACAGAAGTACCCATCACTACTAAGCGCTTTTTGTAAGAATGTTTTTGTTTCCATATCCCCACCCGTAGCCAAAAACGCCATGCTGAGTAATTACTACACTTCCTCATCATGGCGGCAATCCAATTACCTTTGACAACGAATGGTTAATCGTCTTCCCAGTTATCAATAATCGCGCTCAGATCGCTATCTTCTTCGGGGGCAGGTGTTGCCTTTTTGGTAGCTACCTTTTTCGGCTCTTCTACAACATCGTCAGTTTCCTCACTAGGCTCGGAATCAAACAATGATGCTTTAGTAGGCTCTTGTTTAGCTGGTAGTGCCACCGGCGTCTCTTTCTGCACACCGTCAGTCTGCGCAACAGTAAGAGTTATAGCTTTAATAGTGTCGGGGTGATCTTTAAGATCGACTACTGTTTGCAGCTCTGCTTCATTCAACGGGCGCACTGCTTTGAAAAACAGTTTCGGCGTGCTGCTGTTCTCGTCGAACCGCATGTTAGTAACGATTGCCACTGCGGGAGTATTATGCGCACTAAGGAAACGTGCATACGCCTGCATACCCATATTACCGTCTTTACCATCGCCGAATACTGACGTGGCGGGTAACTGTAGCTGGTACACCTTATCCAACTGCCCTTCTAATACAACGCCAAGGCGCTGCGCAAAACGACATGCACGTGACTCACCTTGGCCGGAGCCTTTAATATTCTGCGGGCAATCCATACAACGTGCGGCTTGGCGATTCTCCTCCGGCACCTCTTTAGCGGGACTATTTGTATCAGCCGACCAACACTTAGGGGGTGTAGGGTTCGCGGGGTCGTACGTCCCTTCGTAGTATGTACGGGATATAGGTGCGGCGTTAACGATAACCATATTTACGTTATCTTCTTTACTTACCCTAACTTGTTCCCCGTTAATAAACTCACGGAACTTACCACCGTTTAGTGAGATGCGGCGTCGCTCTTCACCCGTACCAGAACCGCTTAATAGGTTGTCATTTACATCTTGCAGTGACTTAAATAGATCACTGTTTGCTAGCGCATTGTTTTCAAACAAAGTTACTTCAGACATGTCGTTCTCCTCAGATGTCATCATCTATATTGTATTCAGGCGTGGTACGTTCGATTTCGTACACATTGTCTGATTGCGATATTGTTATGCCCTCAGACACAACCTGTTCCTGCTCCTGTGACGGACTTGGTGTAGGTTCGTCTTTAGTGGTTAACGCAGCGGATACTGCGTCAATATTGAACCGGTAAGTATTACCGACTTTTATATAAGTGTCTTTAGGAATATGCCCTTGCCGCACCCATGCTCGAATCGTAGAGATCGACACTGAAAAGTGCTTTGAAAGGTCATCAATAGGTACAAACGTTCTAGCCATTATTTTTTCCTCACGGTTATGCTGTATTTGGAATCCACATTCAGCCCCTGTGGGACTAGATCAGGGTTCTCTTCTAAGAACTGCTTTACTACTGATTGGTTGAGCCGTTTCTCAAAGAACTCAGGAACGTCGTGCTCTTTGATGAACGTGTGCATGGAGGCCCAGTCACTTGTCCAGTAACGATTCTTTATGGTTCGGTAAAACAACCCTTCAGAAGTTTTCACACTATCCACACCATTGTCTTTGCAGTATGTGAGTAGTGCAGCTTTGACCTTATCCAACTGATCGGAAAGATCGCTATCTTGCTTTTTGAACTCTGCCGATAACTCAGAACGCTTATTACGTATCTTGATATAAACCTTCGTGAGCTTCTCAGCTAATGATTGTTCTTGGCTCATTATCGTACTCCTTTTGTGCACCGATTAAGTATCGGGAAACTAACTTTACTAGCGTATATTGCGTTAGTCAAGTATTTCCTTGTAAAGGTCAATCATCTTTGTGTGTACGTCTATTCTGTTGTCTAGTAATGCGTAAACATGTTTTTCTACGGGTGAGCCTTGTAGCTGTACGACCGTACATTTATGGTCTTGTCCCGCCCTATGCACTCGGGCGTTTGCCTGTGCGTACGTTTCTAGTGAGCTAGTCGGTCCCCACCACACCACAGTATTTGCAGCGGTTAGTGTGACTCCATGTGCTGCCGATTGAGGTTGTATCACTAATACCCGTGGGTCTTGTTCCTCTTGGAACCGTTTGAATATTGCAGTGCGGTTATGTGCGGATACGTCACCACGTATAATCTCGGTAGTGATACCATCTGCACGAAGTTTGTCAGTGAGTATGTCTATGGTGTGCTTAAACGGTACAAACACAAGCACCTTCTTAGAACTTTCGTCTATAACCTCTCGCAGTACCGCGTACCTATGCTTAATGTCAAATTCTAGACTTTCGCCGTTATCGGTATACACCGCACCGGAGGATATTTGCAGCAGCTTCGTCATGCCGATAGCTGCGTTAGCCGCGGTTACTTCCTCCCCAGCGGCTTGTAAAACAAGTTTCTCTTTAAGCTGTTTGTAGTATTTTGCTTGTTGACGCGTAAGTTCGACCTCACGCTTCACGTATACCATCTCTGGTAAATCAAGGCACTCGTCTTTGGTGAAGCGGATTGCTGGCTGTAACACTCGGTAAACTGTGTCAGTAGCATCTGGCTTTGGTAACCACCTGAATTGAGTAATCTTGACCATTACTTGGTCGCGCCACGACCCATAAAACCGCGGTACCGCCGAGGGGTTTACTAACTTAGCGATACCATAAGCATCCAGAGGGGACTGTGCTGCGGGGGTACCTGTCATCATCCATAGCCAAGTGCTTGTGGATAACAACTTATACAGCGTCTTCCAGCGGCGCGTCTGCGCATTCTTGTAGTGTGTAGCTTCATCTACAATTATGCAGTCGAAACCACCGTTTATTATCTCATCGGCAACGATCTCAACACCATCGTAGTTAATGATGACGTAGTCTGCACCTTGGTTAATTATCTTACGACGTTTATCTGCGGGGCCATATGCGATGTCAACGGTCCTGTGCATAGCCACGCTAAATAAGTCATTGCGCCATGCGCTTTCCATGATAGACAGCGGGCAGATAATCAGCACACGGTTTATCTTGCCCTCCTTCATCAAAAAGTCTGACGCCCAAATTGCAGAGGCGGTTTTACCCGTACCCTGCTCATTAAAGCAAAAGGCCCTGCGGTTCATAGTCAGGAATGCCGCGGTAGTCCGCTGGTGGTCGAATGGTTTGTACTGACCTGTCCAGTCGTACCTACCCTCTATAGGTGACGGCACATTTTTAACCTTGAGGTTCTTTAAGACATGTGCTTCGTCGATGCCCCAGTTAACAACAACTTTGTTGTCTTCGAGTTCTCGGCTTTTTGGGATTATCTCTGTAACTTGTTTAGGGTTACGTAGGCGCAACAAGAGCGCCTTGTTGTTTAAAATTTGCACTGTGTTCTCCGGCACGGCATCACATCATGTTAGTGACGCCGGTTATGTTAGTGGGGCACTAACTACTTTTTCTTTTTCTTTTTGGGTGGCTTACTCATAGCCCCACCCGCTGCACGGTTTGTCTTCCGTGATTGCACGGTGTACCCATCTTTATTTGAGCCCCCACGTGCCAACGGCTTTTTATGAGCTATATCCTTGCCTTCACGCTTATCGGCTTTGCCGTTCTTGTTAGCGTCTTTCCCTGTTTTGTCCATTGCGCGACGGGCCCGCTGCCTTTCCATTCGGTCGCCGTGCTCGCCACGGCTTTTTTGTTGCGCATACTCTTTCTTGTACGGGCGGGGTTTCTTTACGTACGGCATTAGTTATCTCCATTGTGTACGCACACAGTAACGGGGCAATGTCTCTTACACAGCCCACTAGGTCTTGGATTCCACACGTTACTTTCAGCGGCGGTTTCCATCTGTTTGTACTTACTAATCCACTTCTCCCACAGTTTACCCTTATCAAATTCGGCGTACTTGTCTTTGATTAGGTTATTACTGACCACAAACAGTAGCCCTGCGCGGACAGTCTTAACTTCTGGATAGTGGATAAACACGGACAGTGCCATAAGTTCTAACTGCCCTTTATCCGCATACTTGGCGGACTTGCCTGTCTTGTAATCAATTACCCAAGCAAGGTCACCATCCAATATGATGAGGTCGGCAATCCCCCTAAACCATACATCCTCGGCGTCAAACGCGCATGGTTCAAGGTTCTCTGTAACCCCTAACTTCAATTCGCAGTGCTTGGTGCCTTGTTTAGCAACTAGCGCGTCTAGCATTCCCTGCGCGAACTTAAACTTCTTAGGGAGTGGTGTACCATCCCGAACGTAAAACTCAGCCGCTTCGTGAAACTCCGTGCCGTAACGCATCGCGTCTGTTTCTACAACGGGATATTCTTTAAGTATCTTCTCGTGGTAAAACTGTTTAGGGCACTGTTCAAATGCCTTTATACGGCTAAACGACCACGGACTTATACTCACTCGCCTGCTCCACCATAAGATTTACCAACACCGCTCTCGCAGTCAATCGGTAGCCCCGCCGCCCATTCAGGCGTCCAACGCATCCATGCCTCAATATATGCCTGTGCTTCGTCGACTTCTTCATCAGGTACGCAGCAAACGATTGAGTCATGTACCGTTAACACAACACGGTATTTCTTAGCTATTTTTAACATCTGTTCACCAATTATGCAACGGGCAATCGCTTGGCAAACATTCTCTGTAACTTTACCCCCATAGATACGCGTACGCCCTCGACGGGTTTTGTATGAGTACTCAACACCGTTCTCGGTCTGCTCCCCGCGGAGCTCGTCGTACCGTATATATAACCCAGATGGCACCATAATACCTTTACGTGGGTCTACCGTTAGTACCCCAGCTCGGCCAAACTGTAGTGCATCCCCATTAGCTAGGTACCGGACCATGTTCTGCGCGTCGCGCCACAGCTGGCTTATCTTGTTGTTCGCTTCACGGTAGATGTTAACAATCCGCCGCGCCTCGTCGAGGCTAACCTCAACTCCAAACGTCTTTAGCTGATCTGTAAAGCGGGCTGCACCCATACCGTAGCCAGCACCTAAGATCGTAGTCTTACCAACAAACCGCTGTTGCGCCGTCACATCACTTTCGGCACAGCCATAAATGCGAGAGGCCATCTGCTTATATACATCGTCACCGTTTGTAAATGCAGTGGTTAAGTCGTCCTGCCCAGCGAACCACGCCAGTACACGTGCCTCAATCTGAGCGGAATCGGCGTCAATCAACGAGTGGCCTTCAGGCGCAATAATGCTACTCTTTAACTTCTTACCATTTGGTCCGCGGCTAGGTAAATTCTGTAGGTTAATCTTATCGTCACCACCCCACCGTCCGGTGTGTGCCGCATAGTACCGCACGGGTACGGGTAGAGTGCCCCGCTTACCTATATCGATAAACCTCTGAGTACGCGTCTCCTCAAGCGTGCTCTTGGTGCCAAGCCTCGCCGCTACCAAAGCCTGTACTCGATCATCGTCGTGCTCAAGTAAAGCCTTGAACTCCTCATCTGACTTAGCAAACGCGAATGTTTCTTTACCTGTAGCTAGACTTGTCTTGGTAGGTGGCGTCACTCCTAACGACTTAAGTAGTTCGGCGAACTTCTGGTTCGACATGAGGTTTTCTTTAGACACATTAGCCGACTCGAGCAGCTGGTCTTTACGCTCTCGCACATCTTCAAGGTGCTGTTCTAGTAGTCCAATATCCAACTCAAGCACGGGATCGACGAACATACGGAGCGTAGTATCAATCAGCCGTAGCTCGGTTTTCGGGAACCCTTGTGATAAGAAAATATTAAACAACTTATACGTTAGCTCGACATCGTTAACACAATAGTCCCCATATCTAGCTAACTCATCGGGGGCGAACGATTCTCGCGATTTTCCAAGCGCGTTAATAACTTCCGTACCTTTCTCTCCGATCTTATAGCGGTCAGCGAGTGCCTTGAGACTCCCACCAACTTCAATGCCATGAATAGCACGGGCGATACACAGAGTATCGGTAAGAACACGAGGATGGATACCAAAGCGCCAACTAAGAATAGCCCCATCAAACATAGTGTTGTGAGCAAGTAACATAGAGTTTGCCCAATCGAATGTATGTAGGTACTCCTTAATCTGTTCATGTGTACCACTCGCCCACTCAGTGGGCCCGTTGTTTACTTTAACCCCTACACCGATCACCTCAAATCGAGGGTCACGGATATAGGATTCGGTCGTCATCTTCGACAAGGAAAACTCCCTGTCGTAATACGTCTCAAAATCTACTGTAATGAGGTCCATTCTACTCACCTTTTGCGCATCTGCGAGTTAACGCATAGTTATATGTTTTGGTGCGTTGTAGCCCTAAACTATGTTCCAGACTCTACCTCGCGTAGCTTCTGCATATAGTGTTGGGTTTTGCCTGCATCGTCACTATCTTTAGCTCCCTGCCGCAACGAATACTTGATAATATTACCCTTCAAAAAACCTATAAATTCTTCGTGGGTAAGTACCGCTTCCATTACAGCCCACGGTTGAATCGGCATAACTTTATAGTGGGTGCCCCCCACCTGTTTATCGTCCGCAGATGACATTGACAATCCTCCTCCAAATGGACGGGCGCACCGGTACTGGCTGCCATATTATTTCGCCTGCTGGCTTAGGTACGCGCTTTGCTTTCACAGCCCTACGTTTAACAGGCTTAATGGACTTCCTCACGTTCCGCACATAGCTAGGGGAAACTTTCAATGCCTTCGCTACGGCGTTATCGTTTGCATCAGGGTTTCTATGGATATACTCACGGATTGCAGCCGCTTTAGTTGGTTTCTTAGCCATTTTCATTCTCCAGTAATAGCTCGTACTTTAGGTTACCTACGCGTGAGCCCAGTACGGGGAGGCTCAGCATGGTTTATCACTCAGCGCGTTTACTTTTTCGTCTGGCATACCACGTACCAAACTTAAAAATTAACCGCATCAGTGAATACTTTGACGTTTCGTGGTAAGCAACCTCACATAACAATGCGATACGCTCCCACTCTTTCTTTGATCTATGCTTCACAAAACACCTAAACTTAATTGGTTAGGGTTGTGCGCTACACCAGTAAGGTGATACCGCACGTCTTCAATGTTATCTTCATTGATTACGAACGCTACACCACCGCTGTCGTTTATCTCTTTTATTTGTTTTTCTTGTAAAGCCGTGGGTTTGTTACCACCCGCTTTGCATTCTATACCAAAAAATTTACCTTTGTAGCAAACTATTATATCCGGTA